CCAACGTATTGTACGTTGTCTATAAAAAAGTTTTTTCTTGCCTGGTCGTTGTCAGGTATATTTTCGTAAGTCCAACTACTATATTTAAAAAACTTTAATATCCTACCCCAGTTTCTTACAGCAGACTGTGACATGTATATTTTTGAGTAATTGCTTGGGTTTTGACCAAAGCCAGAAGTTAAAACTCCTCTACCAGCATTGTAACCACTACCGCCTCTACCATCGTACCATCTTGAAAATGTTAACGATTCTGTTGCGATTCCATTTCCACCACTAGCATTTTTACTTATTTTAAATTTTGTTGCACTAAGTACTTCTGTAACGTATGTATCTTTATCAATACTATCACCTGACACATGCCAGTACGGCTGTATTTCAGCGTTAGCAACGTGAACAATCTCGTCAGAACCATTGTTTGGTTTGCAAGTGCTGTCTTCAAACTGAACTTCATCTGTAAAAGGAAGATTACCGTTTAAAGCATTGTCGTATGAAAAAGCTTTTACACTGCTAGCCTGCTTGTTAGTACCGCTACCAGCAGAGTCTTTTTGATACCTTGTAGATGTTCCAGTTCCAGGAGAAACGTTTGGTGCATAATCGTCCGAAGCGTACCACGCTTGTGATTTAGCAACTATACCAAAGCTGTCTTGAGTTAACACTGCTTGTTGCTGAACAAATTGTTTTAAGTCACCGTCAAGTTGAACTTTAATAAAAAATTTACTATCAAATTCAGGCCTATCAACAGTTTCATATGAAGCTATAGTTACACTGACACCCGTGTTAAAGTTAGAGCTATTCATAATCCAATCAGAATCTGTTGCTAAAATAGGCGAATGCAAATGTAATATATAATATTTTTCATCTGAAGATAAATCAACAGTATCGGCTTTAAGCCAGCCTGATTTTATTCCTCCACCTTCAAATTGTAAAATTAAATCACCGTATTCGGATAGTATAGCACCATTTTCTTCTTGGATCCAAAGATCTTTTTCTATCCATAAAACTAATTGATCTTCCACTGGCCTAAAGTTAACGTCAGTAAATATACCATTTAAAGAGCTTGAAGAAGACCAGGTACCATCCGCAGTACCTAGTTCTTTTCTAGACAATTTAAGATAACTAGGGGTATCATTACTTATTGATAATATTTTATAAGTAGAAGACTCGCTAATAACAGCTTGACCGTTTAACTGTTTTTTTAATACTAAATAAGTTTCTTCATCTACTTTGTTTCTTTCATTAGAAGGAAAAGATAACCAAGCCATACCATCTGTAGTGCTATATATCCTGTCTACCGCTAAGTTGTAATATTCAGAAGAAGTTTCTTTTACAAAAAATTTAAAAGAATTTGCAAATTCAGGAATTTCATTACTAAGCTCTATATTTATAGCATTTATATTTTTAGAATCTACTTTTGGCACTTTAATAGAAGAAGTTTCACTTGTTAAAACAGGTGTTTGTCTTCCAAACTCATCAGCATATACCACCCCAAGCTGATAAGTTCTTTGTGATTTAATAGATTTTTTGTTATTATCAATAATTTCTTGGCAACTAAAATTAACAACTTTTCCTTTAAAATTAACGCCTGGCTTTACTTGAAACATAAAGGTTTTGCCAGAAGTGTAAAAACTTTCAACACCTACAGTAGAATTTAGTTTATCTAGTGTTAATTCAAAATTAAAGACCTCTCCAAAAGTAGTAGGAGTGATATCAACAAAGTTGTTTTTTGTAGGCCCTATCAAATGAAGTCTAATAGAACCTTGCGTGTAATTTTGTGTTTCAATAGAAGCTTTGTAAGTTTTATCATCTTCTAGCTCTAGTGTTTGCCAAACTTTATAGTTTTTAAAAACACCATTATTAGCGTCTCTCTCAACAAAACCTGTTGGTGAAAACGGGGTGCTAGGAAATGTAATTATTTTCCAACCTGGTTTTGTAATAGTTCCAGCGTCAAAATTCCAATTTGGCACTGTAGAGCTGTCTGTACCACTTCCTGGGTCGGCAGAAGGGTTTTGCAAAAGTTCGTTAGAAATAGCGCTTCTAAAATTAACAAAAGCGTTTATTTTAGGTTGTATTACGCTGCCTTCATCATTTACAATGTTGTAGTTTTCAAGATAATTACCATAAACAACTCTATTACCAACAACACTTTGCGCTAGAGCTTTTCTAGGTACTGAATCCCAAGGTCTTAATATTTGGTTAGAAGGTATTGCAGAGTATATATTTTCAGAATTTATTTTATAAACACCTTGCAAGTCTAAACTTGCGTTTGTAGTGCTCCAAGACGTTGAGTCATAAAAAACATTATCAACAGTATATATAACAGGTGAGTTTGATTCTTTATACAGTATGTCTACTTGAATAACTTCTTTTGGTATACCTACTGGAATAAACTTTTTTATAATTAGTTGCTTTAAAGTATTAACCATACCAGAATTAAAACCTTGAATCTGGTTGTAACTAAAATCACCTACGCCAAAAGCTGGCTCAGAAAAAGGTGAAATGCTTGAATACTCACCATCTATATATTTCCATCTTGTTGCAAATCTTGCAAATTTTTCTTTAAAAATTGGTTGAGCATCTTCTTCTAAATAAACTTTAAAATTATTTACACCATTTGGAACATTGCTACTTACAGCTAACAATACCACGTTGACAACTAAATCATTTACAGATACAACTCTAACTCTAGCGTCATTGTTTGTTATGCTAGGAACAAAATTACTTCCAAACAGTAAAATATCATTAGACCTATAATTAGACTCTATATTAGTTTGAATATCAAAAATATCACCAATCTCTTTACCATCAAAACTAAAGTCAACGCTAGTATTTATGTTACCAGATCTTATACCTGTTTTTATATCTAAAATAGGTGCTGTTTTAGGGCTTTTTTTAACTATAGTAATATCTTCTTCTGTTACAAACTTATCATCTGCTCTGTCAATATTTCTTTGGCTAACAACGAGTCTTGTGTTTTTGTTTAAGCTATCAATATCTGTACCTTCTATTGACCTAGCTACATTTATTTTTTTAGGTTCTGAATTATTGTCTGTCCAAAACAACAACTCATCAACAATGTTTATACCTGTTACTAATTTATCTTTGTCAAATCGTAATACTCTAGATTTTTTTTGATTAGAATTGTAATCGTAAGGATTGTTAACGTTAGGCAAAACCCAAGAAAAATCTATATAATCCCAAGTTTTACTATCTATTGCATCAAAACTAATTGTACTACCAGATTTTGTAATTTTTCTTACTTGATTGTCTTGCGTATTAGAAACAAAATGGACATACATACCTGTTGTAAGGTTTGTTGTTGTTGTTGTAAAAGCAGTGTAAGAGCCTGTGCTACCAGTCCAATCGCTAGAGCTAGGGTTAGGGTGTTTTTCTGAATAAAAATCAATAAAAACAGGTGTTACAGTGTGTGTGTTTGATGTTCCGTCATATTCGGTTTTGTATATAACGTCTTTGTAGGTGGTGATAGAAGCAGGAATGCTATTATCCCATTGGTTAGAACTTGCAATAAGCCAGTAAGCACAATCATTTTTTTCATCAGCAATAGCACCAACACAAATACCAGAACTAGACATAGTAGTTATGTTTGGACTGTTTGTTCCTGCTAGCGCGGTATTACCTAACAAACTTTGAACAACTCCAACATCGCTACCTTCGGATGTTGAGACTTGAATATTGTTTGCATCTATATACTGTCCATTAGGAACCAGTCTTTCGTCAAGGTCTTTGTTCATTTTACCTTGAGCGAAATTGTGCTTAATCTCTGGCATATATTAGTGTTTTATGTGTTTAGATTTACCTCTAAGTATTTGAGTTAATTCTTCTAATTTTAAATTTGATAGTCTTAGTTTTGCTTTTCTAGTTGCAGCAAACTTTTCTTTTCTAAATCTATTTATAACGTATTCTTGCACGTTTGCTTTTGTTGACATTATAGCGTATGCTATACACTTGTACATCGCTTCTTCAGCAAACTTATGCACTTGCATCTCTGTATCTGTACCTAGACTATCACTTATGTATTTTAAAGCTACAGTTTTACCAGAGAGAAAAGAGCTAAAGTGTATTTTACCTACAAGCTCGTCTATATAAAAAGACCCGTTGTTCTGTGCATGTTGAGGATCTATACCGTATCTTTGCCCTTCAGCAATCCATTGTGTGTCATCTTCGTAATCATCAGTTGTTGTTGTTGAAGTGTGAGCTTTATAACTTTCCCACGTTGAAGATGAGTTATCTGTTGTTAAGTTAGTACCGTCAGTAGCGTAATCACCTACAGATCCAGCTGTTATATCTAATGGATTTGAAGTTTTTATTGCAGGATATAAAACATGCTCTATACCAGCAGAATCTGCCCAAGTTATTTTAACGTAGTTAACGTAATCTTGTGGCAACACCATTTGTAATGTAGCTGGCACTTCTATTTCTTGTGATTTTGTAGATTTAAACGTATCAAAAGACAATTCTTGTAAAGCTCTTTGAGCATGAAAAGCAACATCAGCTCTTTTAATTTTTGATATTGCTTTATCCTCACCAACATAAGCTAAAATAAATTGATTAATGATGTGCTCTAAAGAAGTAAATTGGTAAGTACCAAAGCTTGAGCCACCATAATAAGCATGTTGAGTTTGATTGTCTAATAATCCCATTTATTTATTGTTTTTCTTGTTGAATACTTTTTTGTTCTTCTGCAGAAGCTGCTTGATACAATACAGAGTCTTTAGTAGATATACCAGCTAGTTGCAGTATTTTTTCTATTAAATTATTTTCTTCAGACTTATGTAATTCAAAATCTACCGCGTCGCTAGCACCAGCGTTATATAAAGCTTTGTAAGTATCACTAACAGTGTAAGTCCATTTTACAGTTGCAGGTTTTTTAATATAATTGCAAGTTACATTTGCAGTTGTGTATGAAGTACTTGGTGATGCTGGAAATAGCTTTAGTAAAGTTTCAGATTTTTTAGTGTACACAGGTCTTGAATCAGTTGGCGCATATAAAGCAGTTCTAGACATATACTCTAAATCTTTTTTATTTACTTTTTCTACCTCAACGTCATAACCCGCTCCGCCATAAAATACAGTTCCTAATCTATAAACGTCTGTTGGCAATGTTAATTGATTACCACTTACAGCAGACATAGCTACTTTAAACTGATCGAATATAGCTATTTTTTCTTCTAATAAGCTTATCATATCAGAGTATTCAGTACTGTTACCTGGTACTCTTCCAAACTGATTTATGTCATAAAAATATTGCTCAAATATATCCATCTGAGCTTGGTTAGCAAATAAGTTAAACTCTTGCGGAGTTATATATCCTCTTTGCTCTTTGTTAGCTATTGCTAATACTTTTTGATATACGTCGTTTATAATTACTGCCATATTTTTTTATTGTAGTTTGCGATCGCCCCGTAGAGCGACCGCTCCTACAGTTTGATTAATTTAATCGTTTTTCTATATTTGAATAGATTTCCATACCTTCATCAGTCTTAAACCAATGTGCTAAAGCAGTGTATGGGTGTTCATCAAAAGGAACTACCATTATAGGTCTATTATTTGATCCCCATAAAAAGTTTCTTTGATCTGAGCTTAGCTTAATGATACCAAGCTCTGTAGCTTTAATACCAAAATTTCTAAGCTGAACGTTGTCATCAGTAGCTAATTCTAGAAACAAATTAGGATTTGTTCTAGCAAACACTAGTAAATCTCGTTTAAGTTCTTTAGAACTCATCTTAGACACGCTAGAACCTTTCTCAACACGTAGTATAGCCTCAGCCATATCTACATCCATATCTCTAGCAGCTAGTATTGCATCAGCTTCTAATTCTAATACCTCAATTTCACTAGCAGCCTCAGCAACAGGCTCGTATTCATAATAAACAACATCTTTGTGTGGGTGATATAAAGATAAAAGTTTTTGTAAAGTTGTTTTTTGTCTTTCAACAAACAAAACACCATCTCTAAATATAACGTGTGCTAGTCTTTGGTCACCTTTCATTTCATCTACAAAAGGAGATCTTTGATTAGAAGTGTGTTTAAGTTCTCTTTCATAACCTTTTTCTTCATCAAACCAATATAGATTAGAACTTTTTAACATGTATGATATAGGTTTTTTATTGCCTTTTAAATAATAAACCCTATCTTTTATTTCCCAAGTTGGTTTTTTAGGTTCAACTTTTACTTTTGGTTTTGGTGTTTCAACTACTGGAGTTTCAACAACAGGTACCTCTACCTCTTTTGTTTTTTGTTTTTTTGCCATAATATAATATATAATAAAATTAATAAATAAAAGTACCGAGGCCGAAGCCCCGGTTCTTTAATATAAACAGTGCTTATTTCATTAACATGAAATTGTTAGCACCTTGAGTAATTAAACATCTTTCAGTTAAGAAGTGTAAGCTCATTGCATCTAAAGCAGATGTAGCAGCACCAACAGAACCAGTAACCCAAGACTTCATTCTTCGGTCATCAGTTTGTGAAGCTCTATATCTTACGTGTAAGAATGGTCTTTTCATACTTGCACCAACAGTTTGATCGTAAACTGAAGAAGTACCAGCAGGAATCATAACCCCTCTAATCGCATTAGCACCAGCAGCATCATTGATACCACCTCTTGTAGCTTTGTCATTTAAGTATCTGAAGTCAGATTTGTAGAAGTCATAAGAACCTCTTCTGAAACCAGTGAAACCTAAATTTAATGCCATATCTTCAGAGTTGTTAAATACACCGTAAGATGTACCACCAGCTCCGTAAGAATTCATTGAAGCTAACATATCGTCCATAGCTAAGCTAGTAGATCTGTTAACAAACATCATGTATTCTTCGATAGCACCTTGTTTATCAAACTCAGCTAAGATAGCGTCAAATTCAGCTAAATCAGTAGAAGCGTTAACACCAGTAACACCAGTAGTAACATTACCTCTTGATTCGATAGCAGCAAATAAACCTTGAGTACCAGTTGAGTCACCAGCAGCTCCTAAAAAGTTATCTACAGCGTCAGTACCGTGAACTCCAAGCTCACCTTCTAACATTGCCATTTCAACGTAATCGTTAAATCTAGCTCTTGTGTCAGATTCAGCTTTTAAGTACCATAAGTAACCTGATTGTCCATTTTCAGAAGAAATTTCTACCCAACCAATTCTAGAAGCATCAGATCCAGAAATTTCGTAGTAATCTTTCATGATAATAGGCTTGTTGCTGTAAGACTTAAAGCTAGGCTCGTTAGAACCTCTTCTGTCTGTAGCAGCAGCATCAGCACCTAAGTAAGTAGATCCTTTTGCAAATTCAGAACCATAAACTAAAACAACTAAGTCAGTTTTTGCGTCTGTAATTGCAGAACAATCAGCCACACCATAAGGAGCTAATTCTACAACGTTAGCAGATACTTCAGTTACTAAAGCTTTTATAACAGCTTCAGGATTTGAAATGATAACAGTATCGTTAACTCTAATACCATGAGATCCTGAAGTATAAGAAGCTCCAGTATCAATATGGTCAGTAATAGTTATTTTACCACCATTAAGAGAACCATTGATATTACCATTGTTATCCGTCATTGTAGCTGTATAAGATAAATGTAAACGACCTTGCTCAGACCAAACAACTTGGTCAGCAGTCATCGCTTCTTCAGCTCCTACTTGTGAAAGAAATCCTGAAATAGTTCTCGGTCCGAAAACTTCAGCTTCTTTCTCCATAAGATCTGGTACGTATTGTTGCGCCCAGCCTTGATTAGCTGTAGACGCCAAGTCTAAATAGTTTAAAGCAGTAGCTTGCTGGATTGACCCAGGTGTGCTATTCAATAAACCTCCAGGAGTAATTGACATAATTTTGTAATTTTAAATTTATTATTTATTTTTAATTTTAAACTTAAAAGTTGGAGAAGTATCATCGCTAAGTACTCTTACTTTAGGACCGCTTGTATTATCGTTAGAAAATGATTGCCTAGGGTTCATACTTACGTTCTTTGCCTTAGCAACACTATCTTTCATAGCATCAGCTTTTCCTTGTTCATAAAAGTGATTAGCAATAGCGTCGGGATTCATTGCTGTAAATAAAGATTTATGATAACCTTTAGCATCTGACATTTCATTATTTTTATTCAAGAACTTCTTGACAAAATTATTAATATCACCTTGGGTTTCTTTAACCTCATTAGCATTTTTCACATTAAACCTATATCTCTTATCTCCGACGTTGTATTCAAAACCTTTGAATTTATCGTTAAAAACTTCTTTAGTTTTTAATTTAAAAGTGTTAGTTTGTTTTTCCGCTATTTTGTTAGTCTCTTCCGACTCTTTGTTGTATCTATTAAAAAAGTTTACAGCTTTTTGTTGTTCGGTGGTTAACCTAGAACCAGCTTTAACTTCTTCATAGTATTTAGACTTTTGCCCGTCTAAGTGGCTTTTAGCGTTGGCAACTTGCTCTTTTAACGCTATCTTTTTCTTTTTAATCTCTCTTTCTTCATCAACTTCTTCGTCATATGAAAATGAGTCTTCCATTAAAAAACTAATTTCATCGTCTGTTAAGTGAGATTTTGTTTGTTTATAGTACTCTCTAAGAACTGTCATGTCGTCATAACTAGAGTAATCTTGATTAAGTCTTACGTAATCTTCTAACGTACCACCGGTTTCTTCCATAAAATCTACAACTTTTTGTAAATTTTCAGGTATTGCTTTGCCAGTTTCTTTAGCTTCTTCAACAGCTTCTTTTATTTCTTCAACTTGCTCTTGAACTTCATCTTCAGTAACTTCTTCTAGTACTGGAGTTTCTTGTGCTTCAGCCTCCGGTTGTACTTCTTCTTGTTTTTCTGTGGCGTCGGCATCTTCAACGAGCTCAACCACTCTGTTGTCGTCAGCGTTATCTTTTGTAACTTCTTCTGTAACTTCATCTTTTTTTAGCGTTGGTGGTTTATCTAAATTTACTTTAATGACATCGTCATTTTTTTCTGTTTGTTTAAGATCAACTTTTACTACGTTGTCTTCAGTAGCCTTTTCGACTACTTTTTCTGTTTTCTTTTTTGCCATAATATAATATAATAATAATTAATAATTGTTATCTAGGATCAAATGAACCTAAATCAAATCCGCCTCCTAATATATCATTACCTGCGGATTCAAAGTTTTTAGGTGGTTTTTCACTTTTTCTTTGATCTATAAGCTCACTTTGTTGTGACGCTTGTATTCTAGTTCTTTCGTCTTTACGATCTTCTTTTTCTTTTTCTTTATTACTAACAGTTTGATTTTTCATACCCTCAAGCTGCATGTTCATTTGAAACTCTAATTGCATTAGTTGTTTTTTATACTCTACTTCTTGAGCTTGTTTCTGAGCGTCAAGCTGTGCTTTCATTTGTTCAAGCTGCATTTCTGTTTGCATTTTAGCTTGTTCTTTTTGCACTTCCATCTCAGCAGATGCTTGTTGAGCTTGTATATTAGCTTGTGACTGCGCTTGTATATTTTGCTGTTGTATTTGCTGATCTTTGTCTTGCTTTCTTTTTCTACGTATTTTAAGTAATTGATTTGCTAGTTTTATGTTTTTAATATTTCTAAGATCAATAGCGTCAGCAAGCTCAATTAATTGTTGTTGTAATGCCATTTGAATATTATTTTCAAGCATAGCTTTTTCCTCATCATCAGGAGTTAATTCTATAAATATACCAAAATCATACAAATGTAAGCTCGACATTTCTTCAAGTGTAGCAACGTTGTGCACTCCAATTTGTTGTATAAAAGCATCTTTAGTTGGTGAATATTCTACAATGTCAGAAACTCTAAGAGATAAACACTCGGCGGTTTCAGATGTTAAATACAAACCAGCCTGTAATATATGTCTTGTTGCAGTGTTAGAATTTGCTGCGGCTAGCTTTTGCACACCAACTAAGGCATTTTTATCAGGAGTACTACCATCTCTAGCTTCATTAAGCCCGGTGGTGTCCCTTATCATTTGTAAATAATAATTGTATGTACCAATTAAGCTTTGCATTTTTTGCCCACCAGAACCTGATTGTATTTCTTGTATTGGCACTTTGCCTGGGTTCATTTCACCTTCACTTGTAAACGATCTACCAATAACAGAACCTGTTTGGAAGAACATGTTTAAAGCTTCTTGCGGGTTGTAGTTTGTACCATTACCTAAATCTATTTCAGCTAAACCATCTGCATCTAAGTAAACTCCATCTGGAACCATACGTGATAATACTTGTTGTAGTTTTAGGTGTGTAAGCTGTATCATGTCAGCGAAACCTGTAATACGCTGCACTAAAGATTCAATACGACCCTTGTACATACGTGGAGCCACGATACTATAGTTCATTTTAACTTTAGTAAAATCACTCTTAGGCCTCATCATATTTCTAGCCATTTCCCACTTTAACATCTTGTCCGTTCCTAAAATAATAGCGCCATCGTATAAACACTCTATAGATCTTTGTAATTTACTAAAATTACCATCACCTTCAGGTGGGTTAAAGGTGTCATCTTTAGATAATATTTTATCTGCGCCAGTACCAGTTTCTTTCACTTTGTAAACTTCGTTCATGTAAGTTTTATAATTAAAATATAAAACTTGAACTTTATTGTTATCTTGCTCGTTATAACTTTGGTTATAGTTAGATTTATGGTGATTTTTGTTTTTAACTATATCCTCTAAATCTTCTTGCTGTAAATGAGGAAATTGTTTTACCAGCTCGTTTATTGGTATAGACTTTACTTCACCAACATAATATATATCATCAAAATACGGGGACTCAGTGTAAGAATAAACCAAATCAGCTGGATCAACATAGTTAATAACAACACCTTCTGAAGTGTTAAAAGAAGTTTTAACAGCACCAATACCTAAAACAGTAAGATCGTAATAAAAACGTTTTTTAATTAGCTCGTAGTTACTACCTTCCATTAAAACATTAATAGCTTGTTCTTCCGCTAACTCAACTGATTGCTTGTAACTAAGTTGCATGTGTAGATCTAACTCTTCTTGAGATTGAGGCAGTGTTTCTTTGTCGTTTTCATACATACCAACACCAAAAGCTTCTTCAACGTAATCATTAAACTCTTGAGTTCTCATGTCGTTTAATATAGAATCCATATACTCTGTGCGTTTAGCAACTCCAAATGAATCTTGCGAGTATGCTTTTATATCATATGTTCTTTCTGCAATACCGTTTACAACTATATCTACAAATTTAGGTATTATAGGAACTGGTTTCCAGTCTAAATTAAGATAAGATAGATCACCGTTTATAGATAATTCATCTTTGTATTTCTGTATTGATTGCTCACCTCTAGCATATAACCTTAGATTATGAAAATTATTATGATTGGTTTTATATCTATTAGAGCCTCTTTCATTATGAAACCACTCAGCCTCAATAGCTTTGGCTACTTTTAAACCATAATCATAGCTCATTTTTTCCACATCGCTTACAACTTGAGAAGGAAAATAATTTTTTACAACCATATTTATTTTTTAATTAATTTAGACGTATTGCCTTTGTTTGTGTACTTAGCAATGTTTATATTTAGTTTTGGTTTTTGTACCGGTGCGTTTGGTCTATATAAATGCCTGTTATTAGCCATTATAGCTAAACCAGAACTTATAGATGCATCATGCTTTGTTCTTTTGTTAATGTCAAATTTTGCCCAGTCGTTTAGTAATTCATTAAAATAACAATTTCCAAAAGTACCATCTTGTGCCATACCTACGTGGCTTTGTATATACATTTCAATAGCAGCGGCGTGAGCTTGTTTTATATCTTCACTTGAATTAGGTATACCACCAACTTCTTTTTCTGCTACAGATAATTTATTCCATATTTTATCAGGCCTATTCATGCTAAAACCTCTATAACCACGTCTTCGTAAATAATACAATAGACGGGGTTTGTTGTTCTCTGCAAGTAAAGGCATCCCGTAAAATACTAATGCCATTAGAACGTCTTCAAAGAACATCTCTGCGGTTTGTGGCCTAGCTAAATACTCTAAGAAAAACGTATTAGCTGGTGCGTCTTCCATACTGAACTTAGTTAATCCGTGTAAAGCACCTTTAGAACCCACACCATCTACAGTTCCTGATATATCATAACTATCACAACCAAAAGCACCCATGTGCTCATTGCCAGGCCATTTAACACCGTTTTTAATTACAACTTTGTTTTGTATATTTGTTGGTGGTACCCAGCTTACTTTAAATCTACCTTTAGGATCTGGATAAAATATTACTGTAGAGTCTTTCACACCGTTTACCCATTGAAAATTACCTTTAGTAATACCTAATGTTCTAGACATTTCTTCGTTGTAATCTATTTGTTCGTATAGTTTAACTAAGTTAAATATACTGTTTTTAGTCTCATCTCTAAACGCGTGCTCAGTAGTTCTTGGAAACTGTCTGTAAAATTCGTTTAATGCGTCTTGATCACCTTTTAAACCGTCAGCTTCGTTTTGCCAACTGTCTATAACTCCTATATCTATTAATTCCCCATGTGGATCGAAGACTTCATAATTCGGAGTATTGAAGACTGGGCTTCCGTGCTCA